AGAACCCGGCAATTGGTCCTAATGAGACTACTATTCGACATTGAAACCAACGGTCTACCCCGTCAGGGGTTAGATCACATTCATTGTGTTGTTGTCAAGGACATCGACTCTGAGGAAGTGTTTCGCTTTAATGACACCGGAAACTCTGACTCAATCACTAATGCTATTACCTTTCTCCAAGAGGCTGATGTTCTTATCGGCCATAACATTGTTGGCTTTGACATACCGGTTATCCAAGGCATCTACCCCTTCTTCAACCCCAAAGCCACCTTATTCGATACTCTGATCCTTAGCCGGATGTTCTTTCCGGATATTCTTACCAGGGACTTCCGCAAAAAGCCCATTGGAATGCCAAGTAAACTGTATGGCCGTCACTCCTTGGAGTCCTGGGGTTACCGTCTTGGTGACTACAAAGGTGAGTTTGCCAAGCATACGGATTGGGCATCGTGGTCCCAAGAGATGGAGGATTATTGTGAGCAGGATGTTCACGTTGTCGGGTCACTCTTTGAGTTGTTTGAAGGGAAAGGGATTGGTGACTACCAAGATTCCATTCGCCTTGAGCATGACCTAGCCACGATCATGGCTAAGCAAGAGGTATCTGGTTGGCCCTTTGATATTGTTGCTGCTCAGAAGCTAGAAGCCACTCTCCGAACAGAGATGGATCAACTAGCTGATCAAATGCGGGAAGCCTTTCCGTATGTTGACGGTGGGCAGATGGTACCAAAACGTGCCAACGCTACGCGTGGGTACATCAAGGATGCCGCCTTCACAAAGCTAAAGGAGTTTAACCCTACCTCGCGTGATCACAGCGGCTGGGCATTTATGACCTGGCGGGGGTGGAAACCAGAAACCTTCACCGACACCGGTAGGCCAAAGATTGACGAGGGTATCCTTATGGGCATTGATACGGATGAAGCTAAGATCTTTGCCCGTCTCCTTGAACTACAAAAGGCTCTTGGTCAACTATCAGATGGTGCTAATGCTTGGCTAAAGACTGTTACCAAGGAAGGGCGTATCCATCACGTTTGTCAACTCGCAACCAACACAGGTCGTAATGCACATTCGCGTCCCAATCTTGGGCAAACGAGCAGTGATCCGCGCTGCCGTAAGTTGTTTTTACCGGGTAAAGGCATGTGTCAAGTGGGTGCGGATGCTTCTGGTTTGGAGCTTCGTATGCTTGGTCATTATCTTGCTCATTTCGATGGAGGGTCTTTTGCTGACGTTGTTGTCAATGGGGACATTCATCAACAAAATGCTGATCGAGTTGGCTGTTCACGCAAGGATGTTAAGACACTAACGTATGCCTTTATTTATGGGGCTTCGGATCGTAAGATTGGTGCTTCCCTAGACAAGTCCCTAGATGACAAGAAAGCAGTCACCTTGGGTAAGGACATCCGTAAGAAGTTCCTTGAGGCCATACCTGGCCTGGAAGGGCTCCTAACGGCTGTTGCCAAGCGAGCTGAGGGTGATGTACTCAAGGGCCTTGATGGGCGTCCTATCCGCCTTCAGGGTAAGAAACACGCTGCCCTCAACTACCTACTCCAAAGTGCTGGGGCCATTGTTTGTAAGCGATGGAACGTCATTACTTATCAACAACTTAATGATCTTGGATACCGGTGGGACATTGACTATCAATGGCTTGGCTGGATTCACGATGAAATTCAATTAGCTGTTAAACCACACATTATTTCTGATGCCAAGTTCCAACTTGAATGGGCGATTGTCCAAGCCGGAGAGTACTACAACCTCAAAGTCCCCCTTGCCTCTGAAGCAAAAGATGGTAACTCCTGGGCAGACTGCCACTGATCTTCAATTGAGGGTTGATGCTGACTTCTACGCCTATCGGGCATGTCAATCAGCAGAGACGGAGCTTGATTGGGGTGATGATCTGATTACCATTGCCTCTAACTTCCGTGTCGTATTGGACATTTTCGAAGGAGAGATGAGCAAGCTTCGCAGTAAGTTTGACACAACCAATGTCACTCTTTACTTCTCTGATACCAACAACTTCCGCAAGACAGTATGCCCTGATTATAAAGGGAAGCGTACCAAACGTAAGCCCGTTGGTTATCGTAGGTTGCTGGACTGGTGCGCTAAGCATTACAAAGTTGTGCGCTACAAGAATGTAGAAGCCGATGATGCGCTTGGCATTGAATGTCACCTAGACCCACGGGACTTCATACTGGTTAGTCCCGACAAAGACATGAAGCAGATCTCCTGCCGATTGTACAACGGGGAAGATGAGTTCAATGTAACTCCAGAGGAAGCTGACTATTGGTTCTGGACACAGTGCCTTACGGGTGACCCCGTTGACGGATACAAAGGCGTACCCGGCATCGGAGCAGTATCTAGTAAGAAGATCCTTGACGCAGCTGGTGACAACCCTTGGCAGGATATTGTTGCCGCATACGTCAAGGCAGGGCAGACTGAAGAAGACGCCCTACGCAATGCTCGCTTGGCACGAATCCTACGTCCTGGTGAGTACAACTCAACAACCAAGGAACCTATCCTATGGACCCCACCTTCATTGGATTGATTCTGGTATGACAAACAATGTTTATGACCGAGACCAAGACGAAAGTATCGTGACCTATTCAAAGATCAACCCTAAGCATTATCAGCATGGACACATCGAGGTTTGGGATTTTATTGTGGATCAGCAGCTTGACTTTCTGGCTGGTAACGTCATTAAGTATATCTGCCGTGCTGGTCACAAAAATCACGAATCAGAACTTGATGACTGGCTCAAAGTTAAAGCCTATGTTGAGCGTAAAATCCAACAACTCTCTCACGAACGCAACCGATGACAACCACACCGAAGTACCTAATTGAACAGGCTTTTGTCTTTCGGCTTGCTGCTGAGCAATCCTTAGATCCAGAGGATGAAGGCGTTCAAGACATGCAGATGCGTTTGATTCGGGAAGAGTTTCATGAATTTATTGAAGCACACTGCGCCGAAGATCACAGCGATGATGCTGAGCATACCCTCAAGGAACTAGCAGATCTTGTCTTTGTCTGCTACCAGTATGCCTTGGCTCGTGGCTGGAATCTGGACACCGCAATGGCAAGGATATTTGAAAGTAATATGAGCAAATTCGTGGATGGCAAGCCCCTCCGCCGCGAAGATGGTAAGATACTCAAGGGACCCAACTACCAACCACCATTCCTGACTGACCTTCTATGACCGCCTCTCAAATTGCCCGCACAGGTCGGGTTCAAAGCTGGATTGATGATCCAGAATCACGCCTGCCTGTGTCTTGTACCGTCTTCGTTGTTGAAGATGAAATGGAAGGTCCCAATGGAATCGAAGCCAGTTGGAGATTCGTCTCCCATGCCCTCCGTAACGGAGCAGGAGTTGCTGTCCACCTTTCTAAACTCCGTGAGCGGGGAAGTGAGAACGGTAAAGGACTCGTGGCGTCAGGTCCTGTCTCTTTTGCCCGCATATATTCAACGCTCAATGAAATCCTAAGACGTGGTGGCATTTATAAGAATGGTGCTGTTGTGTGCCACCTTGATTATACTCATCCAGACGCCCTTGAATTCGTCAACGCGTCACGCTCTGAGTTGTCCTGGGTTAAGCGGTGTCTTAACGTTGATGGTGCCTTCCTTTCCAATGCGTCTCCTGAGCTAGTGGAAGCAACCCTTGAAGGAATTAAAAGGGGTGACATCTGGCTTAATAAGATCCGCTACGACTCAGTAGGTAATCGTATTTATGGAAATGTCTGCCTTGAGGTTTATCTACCTAGCCGTGGCACTTGCCTTCTTCAGCACATCAATCTGGGTGCTTGTCAACGTGAGGATCTCACTCCAGCTTTCGTAGAAGGAATGACTACCCTGATTAATCTTCATGCCAATACAGGCGTTGGAGATACAGGTGAGTACCTTTCTCCTGAGGTAGACCGTCAGGTCGGACTAGGTGTTCTTGGGTTGGCTAATTTCCTATGTCAGAATGGGGTAACTTACAAACAATTTGGCGAAGCTCTCGATGCTTACATCTCACACCAACCAGTATATACACCCGCCTACCTCCTTGTCTCAGAGTTGGCTAAGTCAATCGAAATTGCGGCGCAGATCGCTCGTCATGCGCAAATGCAACGGGCCTTTGCCATTGCTCCTACCGCTTCTTGTAGTTACAATAATGTTGATCTTCGGGGGTACACTACCACTCCTGAGTTGGCTCCTCCTATTAGCCGCCACGTTGACCGCGATTCTGGGACGTTTGGAGTACAATCGTATTCGTACCCGCCTGATTGCGAGATCGCATCGGAAGTAGGCTGGGCTGATTACAAAAAGGTAGCTGATGGAATTGTAACGTTGTTCCGATCAACGACACTATTCCATGGGTACTCCTTTAACTCATGGTCCGATGTTGTTACTTACAACCGTGAGTTCCTAAGGGATTGGATGGCGTCATCCCAAACATCCCTCTATTATGCCCTTCAAGTATTGCCAGACACCCAAGCAAAGGATGATGCAATGGCTGCACTTGATGATGACTTTAGAGATCTTTTTTCCTTTGAGGAAGAGACTGAGTTTAAAAACGAACCTTGTATTCCTTGTGGAGAATGACTAAACATACATCACCTTATGATCAAGTAATCTCCAGAAAGCGAAAGTGGACGCCTGTTGCGGTTCAACGTGGAAAGTTAGTTGATGGTGCTGAGGATGCCCTGTTTCGGGCTCTTGGTCTCCGTCACCTAGAACTACCCGTCCGTGAATTCCTACAACAGGGACTTGAAAAGGAACTACCTAAGACCCCTGGTGTTAGGGAAGCCCTACTGTCTAATCAATTGGATGAAGAGAGGCATGATCAAGCTCTTAATTATGTAGTAGCTGCTCATGGTTCAGATCAGAAGTTTGAATCAGAAGCAAAGCACATTCTTAAGGCGTGGCTAGATGCCCCTGAGCATCCATTACTAAAAGCCGCAATCCTTGAACGCAGTGTCTTCTTCGTCATCCTTCCCTTCTTCCGATTCAATGGAGACATTGGAATCAGAACCACAGCAGCAGACATCTCCAGAGATGAACAAACGCACGTTGCCATCCATTCGATGGTCTGCTCTGAGCTTGGCCTTAAGTCCACATCAAGCCTCAATCGACTTCGCAGAGCGACTGTGGGATGGGTAGTAGATGGGCTTGGTAAATCTGAAAGCAAGTATCTTGATAAGGATTTCTGGTTGGCTCAATCAGATTCCCTTTATGAAAAAGGAAAGGCACCTGGCCTATCCGACACCAAACGTGCCCGAATGCCTGCCTTCTTTGAGGCAGCAAATAATGACCTCCCCCAATATGGTTGACGCTTACTTCGACGCTGAAACTATTCCCCTAACCAGTGTTGTTGGTGGACGCATTGATCTAGCTGTTCTAACTGAAGAGTTGGATCGGATGTATCCAGATGATTATCCTGATCATGAAATGACAGCATGGGAAGCTGGCCGTATGGCTGGTGCCATTGCGGTGATCCGTTACCTTAAATCTAAACTAACTTAGTATCATGTGCCTTTCTCCAAAGATGCCTGCGATGCCGGAACCACCACCCCCGGTTCCAGCTCCTGTTCAAGCTACTGCCGATACCACACCAACCACAGTTAAACCCTCTAAGTCAAAGCGTGAATCCCTTCAACAAGCAGGTAAGGGTACTTCTAGCTTGACCATTCCTCTCAGTACCGGTGGTGCTGTCCCTTCAATGACTAACCTTAGTATTGGTAAATAACAAACATGGAAAATCAATCTGCCGCGAGTCGTTACTCTAAGTTGGCAAGCGACAGAACGATCTTTCTCGATA